AATACACAGGCGGTGGCAAGATCAAGGCGCGCCAGCTGCGCGAGGCCTTGTTTGAGTTTGCCCCGGTCGGCAAGCCCCTGATCGAGTGTAATCGCAAGCCCCTGATCAATGACACCGATGACGGTATCTGGCGACGGCTCAAGATACTCTTATTCCGCAAACAGGTGCCGGAGGGTCAGAGGGATGGCCACCTGCCTGCCAAGCTCAAGGCTGAGGCCGATGGCATATTAGGCTGGCTGGTCGAGGGTGTGATCGGCTGGATGAATGAGGGCCTGATCGATCCGCAAGATGTGAAAGATGCGGTTGAGGACTATAGGCGCGGGGCCAATCCATTCGCGCAATGGATGCAGGATCGGCTCGAGATCGGGGCCGATTACAAGATCTCGGCCACCGAATTATTCGATGACTATAAGGCCTGGATGGATGCCGAGGGCCATGAAAAGCCCATGAGCCAAAAGGGCTTTGGCGCGGCCCTGGGCGATCAGCAAATCATTCTGGCGGGCAAGAATGCCCAGGGCAAGAAGATGCGCAAGGGCGCGCGCCTGAAGCCATTGGGCGGCTCGGAAGGCTATGCGGCGGCGCGGGCAGGCGAGGGCGCTGTGTCCCCCGTTCTGGGCCATGATCAGGGGACAGACGAATGGGTCTAAAACCACAGACCATAACAGACCATAGGGCGATGGTCTGTGGTCAAGGCGGGCCGGAGGGGCGTTTACAGACGATTGTCTGTCTGTGGTGGCCCGCTTGGTCCGTTCGGTAAGGTGTTGATTATGTTGCGATAACAGACCTTACAGACCATCCAGACCTTGCGCCGGGGAAGTCTATATAGGCGCACGTCGCGCGCGGGGTCTATGCGGAATGCGTTATGGTCTGTGTGCGGTGGGTCTGGGTGTGAGGGTGTTTTTTATTCTAATCAGAAGGACTAAAAATAAATGACTGAGCAATCAAACAATCAAGCTGGTGGCCCTCGCTGGTATGTTGTTCAGTCCAAGCCTCAAGCCGAAAAGATGGCGGCAGCCAATCTTCGCAATCAAGGCTTTGAGGTCTATCTGCCCTTGGCGCTAATGATGGATCGCAAGTCCAAGCAACCCGTCGGTCGGCCCTTGTTTCCGCGCTATCTGTTTGTCCGGCTTGACCTGACGGTGGATCAATGGCGGGCGATCTTCTCGACTAAGGGAGTCCAGTGTCTGTTCTGTTCAGGTGGCGGTCATCCCATCGCAGCAGGCGAGGCCTGCATCGCTAACATCCGGGTGCGTGAGACCGATGGCATGATCAATATGGTCGAGGTCAAGCCTGCGAGGGTCTTCGTCCCTGGTGAGCGGGTCAGGATCGATGACGGCGAATTAGAGGGTATCTTCTGCGAACATGTTGACGAGAAGCGCGTTTTGATATTGCTTAACATCCTAGGCCGCGAATCGCGCGCCATTACGCACTCGGCCAGGCTCTCCTGACCTCGAGTGCGGTAGCCATCCCAGTGTACCCCTCCAATCCCATCGCCCCCCACCCTAGCGGGTCCTTTCTGCGGCCCCCCACCCAATACGGTCGGGCAGAGTCCGGGGGTCCGTTAGTTTTGGTTACTTTTTCTTTTTGAACCTTTTGAACTTTGTGAAGGTCCCTGTGTCCGAATACGTGATCAGTGCCGAGTTCGCGAGGCTGCACAATGTCGGCGCGCCCGCTGTGTCAAACTGGAAAAAGCGCGGGCTTTTGGTGTTCATACAGGACCCGGCCAATCCGCGCCGCCAGCTGATCGATGTGGCCAAGTCTAACCTTTTGGTCGGCGGTATGATTGACCCGAATAAGGGCAGGCCAACGGCGGCATCCATGCGGGCGACGGCCTCGGCGGTGCCGCCTGCGAGCGCTGAGCCATTCTTGGCCGCCGCCCAGGATAGCGAATTACAGCGTGAACGGTTGCGAGAGCTGCGCGCGCGCACAAGCCGCCGGGAAATGGAAAACGACAAGCTGGCCGGTGAGCTGGTTATTGTCTCCGAATTTGAGCGCCGGGCAAGCGATCTGGGTCGGCAGGCGCGGGAACGGATCCAGAGCGCCTTTCGGCTGGAGTCAGAGCGGCTTGCCGCCGAGACCGACCCGCGCACGGTCCAGGTCCTTTGTGCCGCCTTAATCGACCAGACCTTTGAATCGCTTGCTGACCAGATTGAGGCTGAGGCCCGCGCCGAGACCGAGATCGACCAGGCGCTTGCCGCCATCAATGAGGCTGACCCCATGCTTGACCAGGACCAAGTCGCCGCCGCATGAGCCTAGCGGTTCTGGACCGGTATAATACGGCCATTCAAAAACACCTTTTGGCCAATGCGGCCCGGATCAATCGATCCTTTGCCACGGGCCTGCGCCCGCCGGAAAAGCTATCGGTCTCGGACTGGGCCGGGCGCTATCGCAGGTTTTCGGATGACAGCGCCTATCCCGGCCCCTGGCGTCATGCCACCGCGCCCTATCTGGTCGAGATCATGGACCGGCTGAGCCCGCATGATCCGGCTGAAACCATATCGATCCTGAAATGCGCCCAGTCCGGCGGCTCGGCCAGCGCTGAAAACTGGGTCGGCTATATTGCCGATATTGCCCCTGGCCCATTGATGTATGTCCAGGCCACGATTACAGCGGCCAAGGACTGGCTCGCCGAAAAGCTCTGGCCCATGGTCGAGGCCACGCCAAGGCTTAATCCCGACCTGACCGGCGCGATCATGGGGCGCAAGTCCCGCGACGGGGATGGCACCACGGCGCTGCGTGTGCGGTTTCGCAAGGGCTCTTGGCTCTTGATCGCCGGGGCCAATTCCGCCGCCACCCTGCGCGCCCACTCGATCCGCTATGTGGTTGAGGATGATCTAGACCAGTTTCCAGACGATTTGGACAATCAAGGCTCCCCAGAGGGCATGGTCACGGCCCGCCAGCGGGTCTATGCCCGCCAAGGCCTGTCCAAGCGGCTTAAGATTTCGACCGGCACCATTAAGGGCGCATCCAAGATTGGCCGGGCCTATGAGGCGTCTGACCAAAGACGGCTCTATCTGCAAAGCCCCCATAGCGGCCAATGGTTTGACCCTGTATTTTCGGACCTGGTCTGGCCGAGCGACCAACCGGCCAAGGCCTATATGCTGGACCCGACCTGCGCTGGCCTAGTGATCGAGCATTATCAAAAACAAGACCTGTTACAGACCGCGCTCTGGATCCCGACTTCTGAAACCGAAACCCCTGACGGCGATAAAATCCGCCCGCCGCGTATTATTCCAGACGATCAGATCACGCACTGGCGCACCCGGCCCATGGGCGGGCTGCAGCCGGGCTATCATATCACCGGCATCATCAGTTCGTTTCTGACCTGGTCACAGCTGGCAACCGGCTTTGTCGCCGCCCAGGGCAATGTCAATGCGCTCAAGACCTGGACCAATCTGGAACTGGGTGAGCTTTTTGAATACAAGGGCGATGCCCCGCCCGCCGAGTCCCTTGAAATCCTGCGCGAGCAAGACTGGGGCAGGGGGCAGGTGCCATGGGGGCCATGCGTCTTTACCATGGGCTGCGACATCCAGGGCGACGGGATCTATTATCTGACCAATGGCCATGGCCCGGAGTCCGAGACCTGGTGCCTAGATTTTGGCTTCCTGCCCGGCCCGACCGATGTCCCCGGCCAAGGCGCTTGGCTGAGACTGGATGAGCTGGTGCGGCGGGGCCTGACCCTGCCCGGCGGCAAGACTCTAGAGATTGATCAGGTCTGTGTCGACGCGGGTTATCACACCGAGTCGGCCAAGGCCTTTTGCAAGGGCCACCCTAATCGCATGCCGGTTTTTGGCAGGCCGGGCTGGTTTAGACCCCTGCTAGGGCGCGGTGAGGCCACCCAATACATTAGCCGAGGCCGCCGCGCTGGCCGGGCCACGGGCAAAGCGGATGACAAGGCTTTTCTGGTCGGCACCTTTGGCGCCAAGGCGACCTTTTATGGCTATGTCCGAGCCAGCCTCAAGGCGGCAGAGGCCCGCGCCCGGGGAGAGACCCCCGGAGAGATTCGCGGGCGCTTACATTTTGGCCGCGAGGCCGATGCCAATCTGTTTGGTCAGCTGACCTCCGAAACCTGCGTGACCGAGACCACGCCGTCGGGCATCCCCGCGCGGATCTGGAAGGTGATTTCGGGGCGGCAAAATCACTGGCTGGACTGCGCAATCTATAGCATGGCCGCAACCGAGGCCCTGCGCCTTGATGGCCTATCCCATGCCCGCTGGGGCCAGCTGCAGGCTGAACGCTGCGCCGCCCCCGACCCCAGCCAAGGCGACCTGGTCCAATTGATGCGCCAGCCCGCCGCCGCCGAAACCCCGCCTGCGCGCCCCGCGAACCCGGTTCGCGATACGTCCGAGCCCTGGATCAAGCTAGAGAATAAGGATTGGTTCTAAATGGCCACCGACTATGCCGCCAAGATCGCTGCTCTTGAAGACGCCCTCGCCGCTGGCGAATTGACCGTCGAGGCCAATGGCGAGCGCGTCACCTATCGCTCCGTGGCTGAGATCAAGGACGCAATCAACTATATGCGCGCCCAGATGACGCGCGCGCCACAGACCACCTTTGCGGTCTTCGACCGATGAGTTTTATCGATTCCCTTGTTGGGTTCTTTGATCCCAAGGCGGGCTTTCAGCGCCGGGCCTATCGCAATGCCCTGGCCTTGGTGTCTAGCGCGGCCCAGACGCGGCGCTATGATGCGGCGAGGCTAGATCGCCGCACCCAAAACTGGATGACCTCCGCCGCCAGCGCGGATATGGAAGTCTGGCGCGATCTGCCCCGGATGCGCGACCGCTGCCGCGATCTGGTCCGTAACAATCCTTACGCACAAGCCGGAATCACCGCCCTTGTCGCCAATCTGGTAGGCGATGGGATAGAGGCCCGTGCCGAACATTCCGACGAGCGCCTAGCCGAGGCGGCGCAGAGGGCGTGGAACAACTGGGCCGATCATCCGGTCGATGGCCGTAACAATTTTTACAGCCTGCAATCGCAAGTCGTCCGGGCCACGGTCGAGGGCGGCAATGGGCTGCTGGTCTGGTCCAGCGATGGAAAGATGATCAATAATCGGGTGCGCGCCCTCGAGGGCGACTGGCTTGATCATACCCGCACCCAGGAACTGGCCAATGGCAACCGGGTGATTCATGGTATCGAGACCGACCCGAGCGGAAACAGGGTCTCTTATCATTTGTTACAGCGCCATCCGGGCGATGTTCTTGGCGGGATTGGTGGCACGATCAGCCTTGATGGTCAGCCGCCGAACACAGTCGGCCTTTATGGATCCAAGCCTGTACCGGCGGCAGATGTTGATCATGTCTATCGCTGTGACCGCATCGGCCAGTCGATGGGGGTGCCGTGGCTGGCCCAGGCCGTGTCGGCGCTCTACTATATCGGCGAGCTGAATGATGCGACCTTGCAGAAGAAGCGGGTCGAGGCGTGTCTGGCTCTTATTCGTCGCCCATCTTTGGATGATGGCCTTTCCTCGATTGGCGAGAAAGAAACCCAGTCCAATGGTCAGGTCTGGGAGACCCTGCGCCCCGGCGGCATCTACACCGCCCGTCCCGGAGAAGAAATCAGCGTAGTCAATCCCTCATCGTCGGGCGATGGTGATGTCTTTATTCGGCGGCAACTGGAAGCGGTCGCGGCCAGTCTTGGCGTTCCTTATCATCTGCTGACCGGCGATGTTAGCCAGGCCAATTATTCTAGCCTGCGCGCTGCGACCGTCGCATTCTGGGCGCTTTTGGATGACTGGCTGGCCCACACGGTCGTGCCTCACGTCTGCGACCGGGCTTGGAAGCGGATCATGCAGCGCGAGGCGCTGGTTCAGAAAGAACCCAGGCTGGTCGAGGTCACAGCGTCCTGGACGCCGCCGCCACGCGCCTGGGTCGATCCAGAAAAAGACATCAATGCCGAGATCAAGGCGATCCGTTCAGGCCTGACCACCATGTCCGAAAGTCTGTCCAGTCGAGGCCGCAACTGGCGCGACCAGATCAGTCAGATCGCCACATTCAACACCGCCGCCGATGCCGCTGACCTGGCGCTCGATACGGACCCGCGCCGGATTGACGCCCGTGGCCAGATTCAGCCCCCGACCGGTTTCATTCGCCCGACCGCCATTGGCGACACAACCCCTAGAGGTCTCTAAATGTCAGACAAAAACCTGCCCAAGGGCTTTCAGCCTGGGGCCATAGCGCGCCGCGATCTGGGCATTGCCCCGGCCAGCTATAGCGCCAATGCCCACACGGTCGATGCCGTGTTTTCGACCGGCGCGCGCGTACTGCGATATTACGGTTGGGAGGAATTAGGGGTATCGCCGGACAATGTCGATCTGGGCCGGGTCAGGGCCGGTCAGGTCAAGCTTTTAGACAGCCACAATGCCAGCACGATCGAGTGCCTGCTCGGCTCGGTTACAGATGTTCGGTTCGAATCCGGCGCGATTGTCGGAACGCTTGCCTTTGCCCAGACCGAAGAGGGTATGGCCGCCGAGGCCATGGTCGCGCGCGGCGAGCTCACCGGCCTGTCTATTGGTTATGCCATCAAGGCCATGGAAAAGGTTGGAGTCGAGGACAGCACGGATGTCTGGCGCGCCACCCGCTGGGAACTTTGCGAGGTCTCGTTTGTTACCGTCCCCGCCGATCCCTCGGCCCAGGTGCGCGGCCTGACCGTCGATCCCGAAGACCAAGACTCTGCCGCCCCTGAATCCGCCGCCGCTCCGGCCCCGGAACCAGACGCGATGGACCCCCTCAACCAAGTCTCTGCCGACGAGGGCGGCGAACCGGACTCAGTGTCCGAATCTGACCCCAAAAACCCACAACCTAATCTTGAAACAGAGGAGTCCCGGCTCATGTCGGTAAGAACAGAGGCCCCCGTGGCCGCCCCCGTTGCTCCGGCTTTGTCGGCCCTTGAGGCCCTCGAACTGACCGGACAGGCCCGCAATCTTGGTGTAGGCACCAAGATTGAAGACCTTATCCGCGCCGATGCCAGCCTTAGCGCCGATCAGGTCCGTCACCAGATCGTCAGCCTCGCCGCCACGGCCCAGGCTGAACGCAAAGCCATTCCCGCCGGTAGTGCCGCCGTCATCACCCGCGACGGCTTTGAAACTGAAGGCGCGCGGGTGACCGATGCCCTGATCGCCCGCATGACCGGCAAGGGCCCTTCGGATAAGGGCCGCGAATTCATGGGCTACCGCGCAGTCGAGCTGCTCGCTATGCGAATGGGGCTTGATCCGCGCCAAGGCGTGGTGGATCCGTCCGGAATCATCAGCCGGGCCATGCACACCACCAGCGACTTCCCGCTCCTGACCGAGGCTGCGGCCAATAAGGTTCTGCTCGAGGCTTACGGTATTGCCGCTCCGACTTATCGCAACTGGGCCAAGCAGATCGCTTTTAACGATTTCAAGGTCCACAAACTGCTGCGGCTTGGCGATTTTCCGGCCTTGTCGCAACTGCCGGAGTCTGGCGATATTAGCGGCGGCACCCTGTCAGAAAATCGTGAAACCGTCACCCCGGTCACAAGCGGCGTTGTGGTGCCATTTTCTCGCCAACTGCTGATGAATGACGATCTAGCGGCCTTTGGAAACCTGGTCACCCAGGCGGGTTATGAGGCCGCCAGAACGGAAAATGCCATGGCCTATGCCTTGCTGGCCCTCAATTCGGGCGCTGGCCCCACCATGTCCGACACCGGGGCGCTGTATAACAATACGGTAGTCACGACGGCGGGCGGTCATGCGAATTTGGGCACCGCGGCGGCGATCAGTACCGATTCCTTGGGACTGGGCCGCGCAGCCATGCGCAAACAGCGGGGCATTGGCGGCGTCCAGATCCTGAATCTGGCCCCCTCCATCCTATTGGTTGGTCCTGATCGCGAGACCTTGGCCCAGCAGGTGGTGGCTCCGATTCAGGCCGTCCAGGCTGGCAATGTTCCGGTGTTTTCAGGTACCTTACAGGTGATTGTCGATGCCAATATCACCGGCAATGCTTGGTATCTGTTTGCCGATCCTGCCTTCGCACCGGCCTTTGTCTATGGCTATGTCGCCGGGCAAACCGGTCCCCAGATTGCTACAGGCGGCGTGTTTAATCAGGACGGTATCATGATGCGCGTTCTGCATGACTTTGGTGTCGGCGCGTCGGACTGGCGGCCAACCTATCGCAACGCTGGCGCTTAAGCCTCTGGTTGAACCCTTCATCCGGCGGTGAACAGCCGCCGGACCAATCCAAAAAGGACTGTGAGATGAAAAACTGGATTTCCGATGGAAATAATATTTCCATGATCGCCCCTGCCGCCACCGTCTCGGGTGTCGCGCAACAGCTATCAACCGGCATTGTTGCCGTGCCAGCCTCGACCGTAGCCTCCGGGGCCTTGTGCTCGTTTTCAGTCAAGGGCGTCTTTAGCGGCCTGACCAAGACCACGGGCGAGGCCTGGACCGTAGGGCAGAAACTGTACTGGCTTGCGGCCAATAGCCGGTTCACGACCACGGCGGGGTCCAATGGCGCGGCGGTTGCCTTTGCCGTCACCGCCGCCGCCGCTGCGGACACTTCCGGCACTGTCTGCCTGGTCGGAGCCCTGACCTAAGGTCAAGACGGCCACAATCGGTGCTCTGTCCGGTTGTGGCCTTCCGCCGCAGGAGTGTAAAACCCAGATGACCCCGGCCCAGAGACTTGTTGCCGCAAAATACGCCAGCGCCTTGGCTGAGCCTGCGGTCTGGACTCCGTTCGGTACCAGCCTGGCCATAAGTGTGCGGATCTTCCGCAGCCAGCCCGAAGAGGCGATCAGCCTTGAGGGTTTTGGGGCCAAAACCATCGCCAGCACAATTATCCGGCTGCGTGTGGGGGATACGAGGGACCAGAACCGCCTGCCCAGGGCTGGCGACCGCTTTGTGATTTCAGACGGTATCACCACCCAGGCGCTTATCAGTTTTGGCAGCCCCCGATATTTTGATGCCAAACAATTGGAATGGCGGATCGAGGCGAGCCATGAGCAAGTTTAACGTCAAGCTTTCGGTCGATGGCGCGCCAAATGCCGATCTCGCCATGGCCTTTCAAGGTCGCCTGACCGAGGTCTTGGCCGCCGATCACGATCGTCTTGCCCTCGCCTATCAGGCCAGCGCCAAGCAGGTGGCCGATCGCTACAAAAAAGAACTGCGCGCCGACATTGTGGCAGGCGGCTTTTATCGGGCCGCCGCCCTGTCCAAGACCTGGCGGGTCAATGTCTTTCCCCTCAAACCACACCTGGAACCCGCGATTTTTATCAAGTCCAATGCCGATGTGATCTTGGATGCCTTCAGCTATGGAGCCCAGATTCAGGCAAGGGGCGGCAAATATCTTGCCATTCCCACTGGCCCGGCCAAGGCCATTGTCCGCCGCATGAATCAGGCGAGGAATCGGTCGCGTAATGCTTTTGGAAAATTCATGACCGAAGAAAGCCCGGTTGCTCGGGTCGCTGCGACCCTTGGGGTGCATCTGGTGCCCAGAATCGATTCTGCGTCAGGGCGCGGCGTTTTGATCGCAGACACTGCGACCGGAGGCCTTAGCCTCACGCGAGGCGGACGCGAGGCCAAGCGCCAGAGCAAGCCGACCGCGCTTTTTGTTCTAGTCAAGGCCGCCAGCTTAAAAAAGCGCATCAAGGGTCTGGGCTTGCTGGAAGACTTAAAGGGCCGATTTGCCAGTGATTTTGCCGCTGCTGTCGCGCGCAATCTGCAGGCGGGCAAGACGTGACCACAAAACGCGAACTGATCCTGCAGGCCCTGGTGGCTCGGCTGGCGACCGATTCCGGCTTTCCGCCAGCCGATCTGGATGTGCCCGAGCCCACGGGCTGGTCGCCCATGAGCGGGGCCAGTCAGGGCCTTAGCCAGACTCTCGCCGTCCAGGACGGGCCGGTCACGGTCACGCGCGATGCGGGCGGCGCGGATGACTACGAGCTCGAGCTTGAGGCCATGATCGCCTATGCGGTCGAGGGGCTGGATGTTGCCGCCCGCCGCGCCGCCCGCGATAGCGCGATCGAAAGGATTGTTGCCCTGATCTCCGCCAACCGCTCGCTCGGACTGGGGGTCCAGACCTATGCCGAGATCAGCGGGGCCGAGCGCGATGATCGAACCTTGAGCCCGGGTGCGCCCCCGGTCGCCATGGCCCTGATTTCGGTGCTTGTCACCTTTATTGCCCCATCCCCCGCCGGTTAGTCCGGCAAGATCAAGGATCAGCCAATGACCACCTCCAACTATCCAAGGGGCCGCCAGACCAAGATTCGGCTGGCCTATCAGAGCGCCTTTGCTACCCAGGCCGCCAGCGGCTTTCAGGAGCTCAATACCTATACCCACGCCTTCAACACCAATCGCGCCCTGCAGGACGATGATGTGTTGGGCGCTGGCTTTTTTAACTTGGTCGATGCACGCGCCCCGGCTCCGGGCCTGGAAGAGGCCGAGGCCAGCCTGTCTGTGCCTTTTGACCTGGCGCAGTTGGGCTATTGGCTGAAAGCCGCCCTTGGCGCGCCCGTGACCACCGGCACCACCACCAAGACCCATGTCTTTACCACGGGCGCGACGACCCTGCCGACCCTGACCCTGGAGCGGGAGCTGGCCGCTTCCCAGCTGGAGGCCCTGATTGGTGGCGTGGTCAAGACCGCCAAGTTTGACTTTTCCCCGGCTGCGGGATTTCGCCAGCTTGACCTGACCCTTGGCGGTCGCCAGGTGCTTGCGCCCTATACAAGCTCGATTGCAGGCTCCCCCACGGTCCAGACCTTGGCCAATCGGATTCCCGCCAGTATTGGCAGTATAAAACAGGGCGGCACTGTTCTGGGCCTTATAACCGATGGCAGTCTGACCCTGACCAATGATTTCGAGATGGATCGTTATGTGGGCGACCGCCTGCGCTCGGCGGTTGGTCTTAACAGTATCGCTGCGGAACTGGCTTTCACGGCCCGCTATGACACCGATGCCTTGCGCAGCCTGGCCAATCTCAATGCGGCAACCGGAATTCCGAACTCTGTGGCGATCAGTATCGAATATGTGGTCTCGGCCAGTCTGAAACTGGTGCTGGATCTGCCTGCGGTCCGCTATGATCCCGTTTCGATTGCCGTCCAGAATGGCAATACCTTCACCCAGTCCTTTAAGGGTCGATGCGAGGCGACATCCTCGGCCCCCTTGATGACCGCCACCCTGACCAATGCCTTTGCCGGTTACTAGGATGCGGATTGATAAGAACCCGGCGGCTCCTGCGCCGCATGAACTGATCGCCGGCGTGGTCTGGACACTGCGACCCATAACCGGGCCAATCAAGCTGGCGGTCGAGGCCAAGGTGCAGCGGCGCATGGCGGCCCTGCGTGAGGGCCGGGGCGCGCTTGAGGCCATGGGCTTTGATGGTGACGATTTTGGGATACTCAAGGATCCTGAAATACTCTTTGGGCTGTCGATGTTTGAGGCCGCCTGCTGCTTTGCTCAGGCCCTGCTGGTCGAATGGACCGGGCTTGAGGATGAGGACGGGCAGGCCCTGGCCCTTGACGAAGACAATATCCGAGCGGCCTTGAACTTTTCACCCGATGGCGGTGCGCCGGTCCTGTTATCGCCCTTCATTGCCCTGATCGACGGCCCCCGCTGGACGAGGCAAGCTGAGGGAAACGGCTCCGCGCCCTTGCCGAATGGGTCTTTGGTGGGGGCGCAGACCACTGTGCCGGATGCGCCCATGTCGGCGCAGGGTGCGCCACGGGCGGCCAAGACGAGGGCGGCGCGGCCTGTCCCCAGATCATCAACGAACCCCGCACGGCCCCCGGAATAGCCGCGTGGCGCGCCTGCCAAAGACTGGGGGTCTGGACCCGCTCTGGCATGGATGGCAGCCTGATGGGTCTTAACCTGGCCGAGGCCCTGGCCACGGCGGCGGCCTATGGGGCCGATCCCGATCACGACCTGATTGACGCCTTGAGCGAAATAGAACTGGGTGCCCTGACCGGCGACCGCCGCCAGCGCCAAACCCCGAACTAACCACCCCCCTAAAGACGAAAGGAGCGCCCATGCCAGCGAATGGCGGTCAAGTGACCCTGCGCCTATCCGTCGCCGGACAGGAGGCGGTAAAGGCCTCTTTGCGCGAGTTGGGGCCGGAAGGGGCCAAGGCGATGCGCCAGATCGAGTTGGCCGGTCGCCAGGCCAGTACCAGCCTCAAGGTGATCGACAGCACGGCGCGCGAGGTTAAGGGCGGCATGGCCTCCATGGCCGAGTCCAGCGGCGCGTTAGGGCGTGTAGTGGGCAATCTTGGGGCCATTGGCATTGCGGCGGCCTCTGGCATGGGGGCCTTGACCCTGGCCTTGGGCAAGACCCGCGAGGCCTTGGATTTTGTTGACAATCTGGGCGACGCCGCCACCAAGCTTCGGGTCTCGGTCGAGAGTCTGCAAGAATGGCGCTATGCCGCGCAGGAAGCCAATCTTGAAGCCGCC